TTAAATCAAAGTCTACAGTACCGACTAATTTTAACCAGTGTTCTTTATGATCATCTCTATACTTATCAATTGCTTTTTTATCATCTTCTATAAAGCCGTGGGAAGTCATTACTACTCTGCCTCTTGACTGGACTCCTCCAATGTGGTTCTTCTCTATCTGAATATTAGTTCTTTTAGCGAATTCTACTTGAAGACCGTTCTTTACAGCTTTAATCTTAGAAGTTCCAGGGTTTGTAATATTCCCAAAAGTAACAACTAGTGTAGCATCATACCACATAGACATTCCTCCTTTATTCTGCAACTTAGGTTGACCCATCGGATGCTCAGGTTTCATGGTCCATACTTTATTAATAGCTACTAATGTATTGGTATAAGGCGAGTTCTCTTTTCTAGATAATAGAATCTTTTGATTTAAATTATTACCAAATTGAGTAGACATTGCTCCTGCGTTCCATTCATTATTATTCTTATTAGAACGTACTGATAAATCACAAGGTATAGATCCAATTGAATCCCAGAAGAAACACATATCGTGAGGTAAGTTACCTTTTGTCTGCTCATCTATCAAGTCAGCCATGTGAACAGCTACTTCTTCTATAGTATTTAATGTACCTCTATCTGCATATAAAAAGAATCCTTCATAGTCTGTGACTTTACCGTCTTTATCTAAAACTTCCGTAAACTCAAGTCCCATCTCTTTAGCATGTTCCCATGACCATTTCATCTCTGATATAATAAAGACTGGTAGTATACCTGCTTTTTGAGCATTAACTGCAGCTTCTAATAACGCAGTAGTTTTACCTGTATCACTATGACCTCTTAGTAGGGTAATATGACCTGTTGGTATACCAGGTAGAGAGGTAATATCTTGGAAAGCTTTAGAGAGAGGAATCCAACCTTGCTCTTTAAACTTTACTGAAGCATTAGAAAAGCCTTTCTTCTTTTTAAAATTACCAAGATTAAATCCTTTCTTTACTGCTGCTGCTGCTTTTTCTTGTATTTCTTGTTTCTTTGCCATTTATATAACTGGTTTGTTTACTTTAAATTTTTTATATTTATTTGGTCCTGCAAAATGATGATAGACCTGGTCTTTATTTATACTCCTAGTACTAAGATAAGAATAATTTCCTTCATATAAAACAATTCCAAGTAGATATTGCCCTAAAAGTAAATTATACTGGTTAGGGTTTTCCATATTTTTATTTAAAATATCTTCCCTGTATGTATTGTACTGCTGTAAAAAATCAGACCGTAAATTTAAATTATTAATTCTAAAAAAACCTATATTAGGTACGAACGGTATTTTACCAGCAGATAGAATTCTGTCGTAGAGTAGAGTTCCTTTTACTCCGTCAATATAATCAGTATACCATGGATTAGAGGGTCTATCTTCATGTTCAAAAATGATATCATAATCTAACGATATACCAAGATCACGGTAAATAAATAAATCTGGATCAACTATAAGTTCATTATCATTTAAGGAACTTACTAATGTGGTTTTAATATCCTCTAAAAATATAAAGTTATCTGAGTTGATAATTTTAATATTATCTGATAATGTCTTTATATCTTCTAAGGTTTGCTCATCAGTAATTATACGGTATTCGTATAGTTTCTTTATATAACCTATAGATTTTTCTAATAGTAATAAATTAATTGCATACTGCTCTTCGTTTGCTGCAAGCTTTTTTGAAAAGCAGTATACAAAAGAAGGTTTACTCATTGAATAAGTCGTCAAACTTACTAACTGTATCTTTACCTTCTGCAGCTGCTGTTTCTAAGGTAAAATCAGATTTTTGTTGACCTAATGATTCTGGTAGAGTTTTATCTACATTACTATTAGCAGGAGCAGCAGGTGATGCTTGCTCAGTTAAAGAAGAAGGATCTAAATACCCTTGTAATTGCTTCTTAATATAATCGTAGTCATACTCGGTATGAACTTCGATTGGATTAGGTTGCGATTTTAACCAAATGTCTACCATTTCATTATTGTCTGATAAAGGAGTTTGTTTTGGTTTAATACGAACACTAGTCTCCGGGTAAGGATTACCAGCTTGTTGCTCTACTACCATATCCCATCCGTTAATAACGTCTGTAAAGTCTCCAATATCTTCATCTTCTGCTAAAGCAAGTAATGCTTTATAGATAGTAATACCAAAGCCCCATAGTCTAACTCCCTTATCCTCTTCTCCTCTAACTATTACAGGAGCAAATACTCTTGTTTTAGGGTTAAGTTTACCTGAGAGCGACCAATTGTCTTTGTCGCTTGTTTTTCTAAGTTCTTTTACGAACTCCTCGATTGGGTCTTGCTTACCGAAGTTTGATAAAGCTACCATCGGGTACTTTCCTACACCGTAATGAAATTTTAATTCTTTAAACGGGAATGCAGGGTCATAGGCAGAAGGAACGATTCTAATCGTCTGTTTGCCTAATTCAGGTTTCCAAAAAATCTTTGAATAATCTGTTTTCTCTTTTTGTTGACCGTTACTGTTTAACGTGTCGAGTTTTGCTTTAATAGCATTTAAATCCATATAACTAATTTTAAAATATAACGTTTATTACTGTAATATAAGAACTTTTATTTAGTTCTCCAACTCTATTATCTTATAAAGTTTAGTATTTACTCTTTTAAGCTCAGGGCCTTTTGTGAGGAGTACACAGTTTCTATAGTCTGGCCAGTTAATTCGGAAAGAAGTATCAAGTTCTCCACCGTTTAGTTCTTTAATTAGGGTATTAAGTGCGTTTATCGTATATAGAGTATTAGACTCTTTTTTACGGTGCACTAAGATAGTGTTCTCTAAAAAAGTTCCAACATTGCCGAAGTCAACATTATAAGTACAGATATACTCATCTTGACTCTTAGAATATAGAACAAAAATTTTGCTGTATATGATCTTGTACCTTTCTTGAATCTCTTCAAGTACACCGTCTAGGCTATCTTGAGTAGCAAAGGTACAGAATAATTTATTACTCATATCTTCATTTAAATAAATCGGCTCTAAATCATAATCAAAAGCCGGACTAATAATTGTATCTGTCATATATAAATATCATTTTTACTCTATAACACCAAATCTTTAGAATATTTAACCTTTATAGGGTATTTCCCATCGGTTTCTAAGATCTCCTGTAACTTTACTAATGTTTCCTTTCCATCTTCTTTATTAAAGTCAAATAGTAAAGAGTCGTAAGTGTATAGAACTAGTTTAGTTTTTTTGTTCTGTAAATACCTTAATACTTCTTTTAAGATAAGAATATTTCTTGCGGTTTCCAACGATTGCATCATATAGTTCATTAACTTTGCTGGATGCATCTCTTTTAAGTTCTTTGTAAATGCTTTTTTAGAGATTGTATTATATACTACTCCGTCCTTTTCGAAAGTACTCCACATATCGTCAATATACTTTTGTATCTTTTGGAATATCTCTAAATGTTTATGCTCTTCAGGTATTTTACCGTAGATAGCTTGAAAATTAATTTGTTTTGCTTCTAAATATTGTTCTTCAGAGATTTTATCAGTTCCGAAGTAGTTTTTAGCTAACTGAGTATGAGCTGATTCATTTGAAAGGTTGTAGTCAATCTGCTCGCTAAGTAAACGAAGGTGATACCCATCAAAATCCAACTCAACAAAATAATCCCCGGTCGGACGGAAGCACTGTCGGTGCTGTTTACTTTTAGGAATAGCAGCGAAGTTAACGCTATTAAAAGCATTAGTAGGTCTAGATGTAACATTGTATAAATTATATGAAGTTAGTACTGTATTATCTACTGTATTAAATAGTGGGTTACGAGGTGTAAACATTTCTTTATATGCTTTATAATTTACTCCTATACCCGATTGCTCTAAAAGAAAGAATACGTTAGTAGCAGTTTTATTATAAAAGTCAAACCCAGACGGTATTTCGTAGTCAATTACATGTTTAATTTGGTCGAATACTTTTTCACATGATTCATAAAGTTTACTAATAGGTATCAGTTGGTTTATGGTAGGGAAATCTCTGAATTTGTTATAAAAGTAATTAAGTGTGTTATTTTCTCTAGAGTATTCTAATCTGTCGTATTTCTTCATCGAATACAACATAGCTAGATCTGTAGCATCCTGTAGATTAAAGTGGTAGAGCAATTCTTTCTTATTAACTGTATATAGTTTACTTGTAGATTGTAAGATTGCGTAGACACGTTCTTTTGTTATATTAATACCTTCTTCATGGTTTATTGGAATAATATATCCATGCTTAGAATTAATAGGTCTTACATATACAGCTATTGTTGAGGTAAGTTTAGGGTGGTATAGGTCGTTAGATGATATTACATCTACGTACAACCCTAATTTCGATAACCGTTGCAAGTTTTCAAGCTTGCTTTCTTGTTCAACTATATAAAACACTTATTATAACCTTTATTCTAAGATAAGAATAAATTACTTACGAACAAACTCTAAAGGGTCTTTTAATACCTGTGTATCTAATCCTTTTAGCTCTTTTGACTTTTCTTGAATAATATGAGAATTTAAAGTTGATAGTCCTGAGACTTTATATCCGTCTATATAGGTATCATCTGATTCTCCAGATATAAGCCAATCTAACTTTATGGTGCTGTATATACGAGTGTTAGATTTTCTTATTTCAATATATTTTGCTCTATTTACTTCTACTACTTTGTTAGATGTTTCGTCTCTTATAAAGTACCTAGTAAAAAATCCTGCTTTATAATCTTTTTCTGTAGGTTTTCTGTAGATAAATCTTAACCCTTCAACTTTATTTTTATTCTCAGTAACTTTCTTTTCAAATTTCAGTACCTCACTCGTACTGTTTATCGTAGTACCTTTATAAAAATTACCTTTATAATCTTGTACAAAGTCACCTAGGAATCGTCTACCGGTTTTTGGATCGATTAAAAATCCATCTATCTTACCTCCTATTTTATATTTAACCTTAGGTATGTACATTATTATTGTAATTTATACATTTTTGCTCGTATAGCTGTAGTCCATTTATTATCAGTACCTATCGTATGATCTACTCCGCAGATTATAAATCCGTAACCTTCGTATCCTGATGGTAATACCTTAGTAGGTACTTGAAATACAGTTCCATTTTTGAGCCCACCTATACCTACCATGGTAAGGGTAATTTCTATCGGCACAGGAATAGAGCTTAACTCGTTTTTATCTTTTAAATTTTTAGCTAAATCAGCTATTTGATTTGATATTGATTCACTTTGTAATATATCCCAATTTTTTGCAGAGAAATCTTTACCTTCGTCATTAAATTCTTCATATACATCATCTATAATCTTTTGAAGAGTAGTATATGCTGCTCTTTTTTTGATCTATTGCTTTAAACTNAGCGTTAACTTGTTCTTCAGTTTGACAAATCTCTCCTACGTGTCTATCTTTTGCTTTATGTCTTGTTGCAAAATCCATTAGGTTAGCTACATTCTCTCCATAGTCATTTTGTGCTCCACCTGCTGCGATTGCTATTTGTGAACCAATTTTATTTGAAAG